GCAATAAGGGGGAAAAGGCGGGGGGGGAGCCAGAGCGCATGGAGGGAGGCGCCGCCATGGCGGGCAGGCACAAGCAGCCGGTCGACCTACTCCTGGCCAAGGGCAAGACCCACCTCACGAAGGCCGATGCCGAGCGGCGCCGGGCCGAGGAGGCTGCCGTCGAAGGTGAGCTTCGCGAGGTGGCGGTGCCGGCCTACCTGTTCGAGTGGCCCGAGCTCGTGGCCCGCTTCGACGAGCTGGCCGGCATGCTCTGCGAGCTGCTGCCTGGCAGCTTCGGGCAGCCCGACGCCGACACGCTGGCGCGCTACGTCGTGGCCGAGGAGGCCTACGAGCTCTACACCCGCCGGCTCTTCGGGGCGCTGGGCGCCCATGACCTCAATGCCTACAAGGAACTGCACATGGAGCAGGACCGCGCGTTCAAGCAGGCCCATGCCTGCGCTGGCGTGCTCGGCCTCACCGTGACGTCGCGGTGCAAGCTCGTGGTGCCCAGGAGCGTGGATGCGGATGACGAAGAGGAAAGCGAGTTCTGATCGCAGCAGCCCCAAGAAGCGCAAGCGCATCAACTGCCCTGAGATCAACACGTGGCTTCGCATGGTGGAGACCGGCAAGGTTCCCGCCTGCGAGGAGCAGCACCTGCTCGCCGCCTACGTCCGCGACGTGTTCGCGACCGAGAAGCTCGCCATCGACTTCGAGAGGATAGAGCGCGCGCGTGGCTATCAGCGGTACTTCCCGTTTGAGCTGTTCGCATGGGAGTGGTTCTGCTTCGCGATGCTGTTCTGCGTGTTCCGCGAGGACGGCCGGCCGAGATGGAACCAGGAGTTCGTCTACATCGGACGAGGCGCAGGAAAGAACGGCTTCGACGCCTTCTGTTCGTTCTTCGCTCTGACGAAGGCCAATGGCATCCGCGAGTACGACGTCGACATCTGCGCGAACTCCGAGGACCAGGCAAAGACCTCATTCGAGGACGTGCGCAGCATTCTTGAGAACACGTCGCCAAAGGAGCGAGAGCGGTTCAAAAAGAGCTTCAAATGGAACAAAGAGCACGTCACGTGCACCACTACCAACTCGAAGCTGCGCTACCGCACGGACAACCCGAAGTCCAAGGACGGCCTTCGCTCGGGCATGGTCATATTCGACGAGGTGCACCAGTACCGCGACTGGCGAAACATCAACGTGTTCACGACAGGCCTTGGCAAGAAGCCGCACCCGCGACGGCTCTACACCACGACCGACGGCGACGTGCGCGACGGCGTGCTGGACGCGCTGCTCGATAAGGCGCGCAAGATCCTGCGCCGCGAGATACCAGACAACGGCTTCTTGCCGTTCATCTGCCGCCTCGACGACCCAGAAGAGGTGCATGACGAGGCGATGTGGCCGAAGGCCAACCCGTCGCTGCCGTATCGTCCTGACCTCCTCGAGGAGATCAGGGCCGAGTACCAGGATTTCCTGCTCGACCCGGTGTCGGCGGCGGACTTCCTGACAAAGCGATTCAACTGCCCACAGGGCAACCCCGACCTCGAGGTCGCGAGTTGGGATGACATAGTGGCGACCAACCGCGAACTGCCGGACCTGTCGGGCCTGCCGTGCGTGGTCGGCATCGACTTCGCAAGGACGACCGACTTCGTGAGCGCCGTGCTGCTGTTCAGGGTCGATGGCACCTACTACGCCATCCATCACTCGTGGCTCTGCGCCAACTCCAAGGACAGGGGCCGCATCAAGGCGCCGCTGGAGGAGTGGGCGGCTGCAGGGCTCCTCACGGTCGTTGACGACGTCGAGGTGCACCCTGACCTCGTGACCGCTTGGATATACGAGCAGTCATGCCGCTACGCGGTGCAGAAGGTGGCCATCGACAACTATCGCCATGGCTTCTTCATGCGAGAGCTCGATGGCGTCGGCTACTCGGCGAAGTCGGGCAACGTCAAGCTCATACGTCCGAGCGACCTCATGCTCGTGCACACGAAGGTCAACTCCGTGTTCGTGAACCACGACTTCGCATGGGGCGATGACCCGATGCTGCGCTGGTACGCGAACAACACGTGCCTGACGGCCGCTCCGAACAACAACTACACCTTCGGCAAGATCGAGCCGAAGTCCCGCAAGACCGACGGCTTCATGGCCCTCGTTGCTGCCATGTGCGTCGAGGCCGACATCCCCGACTACGGCCAAGCCGTCTACTACGAACCCGTCTGCCTGTAAAAGGGAGGTGGTGCCCTCTTGGGTGCTCTCAAGCGAACGGTCCTGGATTTCCTCGGGCTGAAGGTCGACGTGCCGGTCTCCGAGGCGCCTGTCGCAGGGTCGCAGGCCGCCGCGAAGGCCGCCAGCATCTACTTCAAGGCTGCCGCGGTCGACACGGCCATCAGCTACATAGCAGGTGCGCTGTCGAACTGCGAGTTCAAGGTGTTCGTGGACGGGGAGGAGGAGAGGGGCTACCTCTACTACCTGCTCAACGTCTACCCGAACCCGAACAGCAACGCGGCGCGCATGTGGTACGAGTCGACCTACCGTCTGCTGTTAGACCGCGAGGCGCTCATCGTGCCGGTGCGCGACCGGCTCTACTCGGCCAGCAGCTGGTCGGTCGATCCCAAGCACCTCGGGCACGACCGATTCAAGGGCGTCGTCGTGGAGGACAGGCAGCTCAAGAAGGAGTTCCGCGCAGGGGATTGCGTCCATCTGCAGTACGGCAACTCGCGAGCCCGCAGCCTCGTGGATGGCATGTACCGCGACTACGCGCAGCTCCTCGGGTCCGCCATGACGGGCTTCAAGCACCATGCGGGCGGCAAGTGGCTGCTCGATGCCAAGGCGATGCCGCAGGGCAGCCGCGAGTTCCAGCAGAAAGACGATGCCGAGCGCATGGACCCTGCCGGCCGCCTCAGGCGCTTCATGGAGTCTGCCGAGTCCGTGTTCATCCAGAACAGCAACATGGAGGGCCTCTCGCAGCTCGATCCCGGAGGCGTCGGCTACGAGGAGGTCGCCGCCATCCGAAAGGACATGTTCGAGACGGTGGCCGGCATCTTCAAGATACCGCCCCCGCTCATGTTCGGGAACATGACCAACATCAAGGACCTCACCCGGTCGTTCCTGACGTTCTCGCTGGACCCTGTGGCCGCGCTGTACAGCAAGGAGCTCACGGCGAAGTTCTTCACCGAGTCCGAGTGGCTCGCAGGCTCCCGCATCCAGGTGGACACCTCTCGGGTCAACCACATCGACATCTTCGAGATAGCCGCGCCCATCTCCCAGCTCATAGGGTCCGGCTTCTCGCTTGATGAGGTGCGCGACGCCATCAACTGGCCGCGCATCGGCACGGAGGAATCGCAGGAGCACCTCATAACGCGCAACTTCGGCGCGCTCGACGAGGTGCTCCGCCAGATAGCCCAGCAAGGAGGTGAAAGCAAGGATGAAGGATAGCAAGACCTGCTACGCGCTCGCCCGCGAGGGGAGCGTGGCCCACCTGTACATCTTCGGCGACATCACGTCTTACGCGTGGCCGGAGTACGGCGAGGTGTCGGCGGCAAACGTCTGCACCCAGCTCCAGGAGATGGATGACGTCAGCGAGGTCCGCGTTCACATCAGCAGCTACGGCGGCGAGGTCAAGGAGGGCCTGGCCATCTACAACATGCTGGTCGCGCATCCCGCCCGCGTCGTGACCATCTGCGAGAGCTTCGCGTGCTCCATCGCATCGGTCATCTTCATGGCAGGCGCTCAGCGCATCATGCGCAACGCCTCCCTGCTGATGGTCCACAACGCCTGGGCGCGCGGCTGCGGCAATGCCGAGGAGCTGCGCAAGCAGGCAGACGACCTGGACACCATCACCGAGGCATCGAAGGCCGCCTACCTCTCCTACGTGTCTGTCAGCGCGGAGGAGCTCACGGCGCTCATGGATGCCGAGACGTGGATCGACCCCGAGAGCGCCATCGAGATGGGCTTCGCCACCGACGTGGAGGGCCCGGAGGCGAGCGAGGGGCCAGAGCAGTGCGCCAGGCAGGCGCTCTTCGACTTCGTCATGGCCGCGAAGGCAGCCAAGGCGAAGGAGGGCGACGGCGCCGAAGGCAGCCAGGCGCAGCCTGCCGAGCCTGCAGAGCCGGCGGAGCCCGCAGAGCCTGCCCAACCCGAACCCAACGAGAAGAAGGCGAGCGCGGCGCTTGCCTTCGCAGAGCTGCTCATCGAGCAGCTCGGAAAGGACTAGCATATGGCAATCAAGATGAAGAGCAATGACGTCGCGCTGCAGATGGCTCAGGCCATGAGCGGCGACGACATGGAGGCCCAGGCGGCCGCTTGGCGCAGCTTCCAGGACGAGCTCGTGGAGTCCATCCGCGACGACTTTAGCGATGCGCTCAGCAGCGCAGACGACGCCGCCCTGGCATCCCGCGGCTACCGCACGCTGACCTCCAACGAGAAGGCATGGTACGAGAGGCTCGCACAGGCCCTGCGCGACAAGAACGTCTCCAAGCAGTCGTTCATCGACATCCTGACGTCGGACGACGCCGACGAGCTGATGCCCGACACCATCATCCAGGACGTCATGCGCGAGCTCGCCGAGCAGCGCCCGCTGCTGAAGAAGGTGCGCTTCCAGTACGTCGCCTACACGACGAAGTGGATTCTGAACGACAACTCCACCCAGAAGGGCGCATGGGGCAAGATCGACGCGAAGATCACCGCCGAGATCGAGGGCAGCCTGAAGGTCATCGACATCACGCAGGCCAAGTACAGCGCCTTCTGCTTCATCCCGCTTGACATCCTCGAGATGGGCCCGACCTACCTCGACGCCTTCATCCGCGCCACGCTTCTCGAGGCGATGGCCTACGGCATCGAGGATGCCATCATCAACGGCACCGGCGTGAACATGCCCTGCGGCCTGACCCGCAACCCGAACGGCGCGTTCGACCCGGAGTCGGGCTACCCTGAGAAGGAGGTCATCAAGGTCACGTCCTTCTCCCCGACCGAGTACGGCGCCCTCTGCGCGAGGCTCGCCAAGACCGAGAAGGGAAAGACGCGCACCTTCAGGGAGGTCACGCTGATCTGCAACATGGTGGACTACCTCACGAAGGTCATGCCCGCCACCACCGCGCAGGCGACCGATGGCTCTGGCTACCATCACGACCTGTTCCCGGTGCCCACCGAGGTCATCCCCTCGACGGCCGTCAAGGAGGGCCAGGCCATCCTGTGCCTGCTCACCGAGTACACCTATGCCGTGGGCGGCTCCAAGAACGGCATCATCGAGTACTCCGATGAGTTCAAGTTCCTCGATGACGCGCGCACCTTCAAGGTCAAGACCCATGGCGCCGGTCGTGCCTACGACAACACCTGCGCCATCGTCATCGACATCACCGACCTCGACCCGAACTACATCACGGTCATGGTCAAGGGCGGCTCTCCGGCCACTGCGGCCGCCGCACCCGCCTCTGACAACCCGGTTGCCTAGGGAGAGGTCAGGTGAGTGCCATGGCCGATGCGGATAGGGCCCCTGACGCCCTGACCGAGGCCGTGCGCCGCAAGCTCCGCATCACCTGGAAAGACGACGTTACGGATGCGCGCATCGAGCAGGACATCGTGCCTGCCGCGCGCGCAACCATCTCCGAGCGACTCGGGCTTCCTGAAGGCTTCGACCTCGGTAAGCCCTCGCCAGAGCGGATGCTGGTCGAGGCGCTGGCCTTCTACCTCTGGAACGATGCCGAGGATGAGTTCTGGCCCAACTACGAGCGCGAGGTGGTGACGCTTCGCAGGAAGTGGGAGGTGACCTCCTATGCTCAAGCCGAGAAGGCATCTTCCGACCTACCCTGACGGCGTGATGGAGGTCTACCGCAAGCCAAGCAATGGCAGGGCGTTCGATGCGGGCGCCCTGCCTGAAACCCTTGAGGGATTGGAGCCGGTCTGCACCCTGTGCTACTCGGTCGAGGCGATGCGCGAGCGCGACATCGAGTTCGCCCGTCAGCTCGGCGTCGAAGAGACGCTGAAGCTTCGCTGTCCTTCTTGCGAGTTCGTCTGCTCGAAGATGCTCGCCGTCATCGAAGGGCGCATCTACAACATCACGCGCATAGACCCGAGCGGCAAGCGCGAGCTGTTCGCATACCTGGGAGGGGGTGTGAGCGTTGGAGGGGCTGCTGAAAGAGGTCGATGACGCCTTGGGCTCCATCGACGACACCGTGTTCTACGGCATGGCCGACATCGGCAAGGACGAGCGATGGAACTACGTCGTGTACTTCCGGGAGCAGACCCCCTACAGCGATAACCTCACGGGCACCTCCCATGGCATCGGCGTGTGCGTGGTGCGCGAGGGCTTCGTGCCCGAGGACATGGCCGGCAAGGTGGCGACGGCCATGGGCAACGTCAAGGGAATGCGCCTTGCCAAGGGCCAAGGCATCGAGTTCGACTACATGCACCACCCATCCACAGGGCGCGTGGTCGAGGCGATGCTCATGCACTTCATGAGGCCCGCTAAGGGCAGGCCGTGAGCGTCACCGTCGGCATCGACAGCTCCGCGCTCGAGGAGCTGGAGCGGCACATAGCCTCATACGGGGATAGCGCCGACGATGCCATAACGAAGGCCCTCCACGAATCCGGCCCCGACATCTACGAGCGCATCAACCAGCTCATCCATCCATCTGGGCGCCGCTTCAAAGGCCACGGCGCCTCGGCCACGGTGAGCGCGTGGCCGCAGTACGTCACCGACGCGCACTTGGCCGTAACCGTCAAGGCGAAGAGCAAGTACCGCTACCTCTACTTCCCCGACGACGGATCGAACACCGACCACCACGCAGGCAACCAGCGGTTCTTCGAGCGCGGCGCCAAGGCGGCAGCGCCAAGGGTCATCGAGCGTTGCGTGGCGGCACTGACAAGAGAATGGGAGGCATAGCATGCCAACAGAAACCGTATTCAGCGAGTACGAGATCCGCAAGATGGGCCTCAACTTCCCGGCTGCCGACAACGCGGAGGCGACGTCCTTCGTGTGCGAGTGCATCGGCAGCTCCGAGGAGGAGATGGACGTCAAGACCGTGACGAAGAACTGCCGGGGCGTGCCGGCGAAGGAGCGCACGAAGGGCACGGGCGCTGGCACCGTGAAGGTGTCCATGCACTGCCCCTACGAGCTCTATCATCGGCTCTACGGCATGACCAATGATGGCCTCAAGGATGGCATCTGGTCCTATGGCCAGAAGTGCCTGCATCCCGTGCTCTGCGTCACCCAGATGGTTCTCGACGAGGACGGCAACGTCAAGTACAAGGCCTATCCGAAGTGCACCGTCAAGTCGGGCATGGCCCGCAAGACCGAGAACGGCGCCGACGAGGTGGCCGAGATCGAGCTCGAGATCTCCGTCATGCCCGATTCGGATGGCCAGGGCATGTACGAGGCCCTGGAGAGCCAGCTGACCGATGACGAGCTCAAGAGCGAGTGGCTCGAGAAGTTCACTTCCGACCTCGCCAAGAAGGTCGCTGCCTAGAGAACCATAGAGAAAGGAACCATGCCATGAGCAACGCCAAGAACGAGACGACCAAGACCTACGAGGTGAAGGTCGGCTACATCGACAAGGATACCAGGGCCGACCGCAACCCCGGCGACGTGGTGCGCCTGACCGAGGCGCGCGCAAGCGAGATCAACGCCAAGGTCAAGGGCGCCGTCGTCGAGGTTAAGGAGGAGAGCCCCAAGGAGGCCGCCAAGGAGGGCGAGAAGGAGGCCGCCAAGGAGGGCGAGAAGGAGGCCGCCAAGGAGGGCGGCAACGCCTCCAAGTAGGAGACCTTCCTGAAGCATCGACCACCTGAAGAAGGGGGCTGGCGCCCAAGGCGCTGGCCCCCTTCTTCTTCCGAGAAGGGAGCCCTGATGGCGAAGAGGCACGCATCCCCATGGCAGCCTTCGGGCGTCGCCTACCAGCTCGCTGACGGCACGGAAGTGCGCCTGTCGCTGAGCTATGCGGCGCTCGCAGAGCTGCGCGAAGCCGACCGTGCGTCCTATGACGCGTACAACGAGGCCATGGCCGCCCTGGAGAAGGAGCCCGACCTGCAGAGCATGGTCATACTCCACACCGCCTACCTCTGCTGGCGCATCCAGTCGGGGGAGGGGCTTGCTGGCGCCATGGACCAGAAGGGCTTCCTGTCGCTTGCGCTCGGCAACCGCGCAATCGACGGGGCGGCGCTGCAGGAGCTGCTGGCCCCAAACCCTCCGATGGCTTCCGCCGCGCGTTCCTGAGGCGCGCCGGCTTCCGCGGCGGGAGCCGTACACCCATACCTAAGTTCCGCATCGAGAGCATAGAGGACGCCTACGCGCTCTACGTGCTGATCCTGAAGCTGCCCGAGGACATCTTCTGGCACGCGCCGCTCAGGTCGCTCTCGACGATATCCGAGGACAAGGCTGCCTTCGACAGATGGCAGTCAGCCGAGATCGAGCGCGAGCAGAGGCGCAGGCGCTAGAAGGGAGGCGACGGGCTCGTGGCTAAAGACGAGGCGAAGGTAACATTCAGGGCCGATGCCGGCGAGTTCGATGCCGCCATCAAGAAGGCCAGCAGCACCATCCGCGAGCTGCGCAGCGGCGTGCGCCTGTGCGATGCGCAGATGGACGCAGCTGGCGTCTCCGTCGAGGCCCTGCGGCGCAAGGAGGACCTGCTCGGCCAGGAGAACACCCAGCTCAACGCCAAGGTGGCGGCCCTGAGCGCGAAGCACCGAGAGGCCATCACGCTCTACGGGGCGAACTCCACCCAAGCCCAGAAGCTCGCCGTCCAGCTCAATAACGCCCGCTCGGCGGTGGCCCGCAACGAAGCGGCCATCAAGTCGAACAACACCGCGCTCGAATCGGCCGTGCGCGCCGAGCAGCAGGCCGATAGCGCGCTGGCCAAGCTCACGGCCGAGGTGGCGCGCCAAGAGCACGAGATGGGCCTGCTCGGCCAGGAGTACCGCGAGCTCGTCCTGACCCAGGGCAAGGAGTCGACCGAGGTCAAGCAGCTCGAGGCCCAGATGACCTCCCTGAACCGCGACCTGCAGCAGAACCGCTCCATCGTCAGGGAGGCCGACAAGGCCGCCGAGGAGTTCGGCCGCACGCTCAATGAGACGGGAGACAGGGCCAATGACGCTGGCGTCGGGTTCACGACGCTTCGAGGCATCGTCTCCAACCTCGCCTCCACGGTGTTCCAACGGGGCATCGACAAGGCGCGAGAGCTCGCCCGCGAGGTGCTCAACATCGGCATGGGCTTCGAGACGTCCATGGCCAAGGTCCAGGCGCTCTCCGGCGCCACCGATGCCGAGTACCAGATGCTCGAGCAGGCCGCGCGCCAGTACGGCGCCACGACGCGCTTCACCGCCTCGCAGGTCGCTGACGGCTTCGGCTACATGGCGCTCGCCGGCTGGGATGCCAGCTCGATGCTCAGCGGCATCCCCGGCATCCTCAACCTCGCCGCTGCAGCCGAGATGGACCTGGCCGAGGCCTCCGACATCGTCACCGACTACCTGACGGCCTTCGGGCTAAAGGCATCTGACTCCGAGAAGTTCGTGGACCAGATGACCTACGCCATGGCCAACTCCAACACCAACGTGGAGCAGCTGGGCGAGGCGTACAAGAACTGCGCCGCCACGGCATCGTCGATGCACTACTCGGTCGAGGACGTGACCGGCGCGCTCATGGTCATGGCCAACGCCGGCGTGAAGGGCGGCGAGGCCGGCACCGCCCTCAACTCCATCATGACGCGCCTGGCCACCGACACGAAGGGCTGCGCGACGGAGCTTGCCAAGTACGGCGTGCAGGTCTACGACGCCGAGGGCAACATGAAGTCGCTCTCCAGCATCCTCAACGGCATGGGCGGCGTGTGGCGCCAGCTCAGCGATGAGGAGCAGGCGGCGCTTGCCAAGACCATAGCGGGCACGAACCACTACTCCAACCTCCAGACCGTCATGAAGGGCGTGAGCGACGAGGCCGCGGCCAGCGGCCAAGGGCTCATGGACTACTCGCAAGCCCTCGAGGATTGCGCAGGCTCTGCCCAGCAGATGTCCGACATCATGATGGACACCGCCCAAGGCGACCTCTACACCATGCAGTCTGCCCTGGAGGAGGTCGGGCTCAAGGTCTACGAGAGGGTGGAGGCGCCCCTGCGCTCGCTCATCCAGTTCGTCTCCGGCCCGGTCGTCTCCGGCCTGACCGCCCTCATAGAGAACGCCCGGCACATCCCGCCGGTGCTCGCGGGCATAGCGGCGGGCCTCGTCGCGCTCAAGTCCAGGACAGCCGATGCGACGGCCCTCCAGCGCGCCCAGGCGGCGCTCTCGCGGGCCTTCGACACGTCGGCTGTGGCATGCAGCCGCATAACCAAGGAGGTCGTCAACGGGCAGGCTGCCTACGTCAAGTACAACGCGGCCACCAAGACCTCGACGGTGATGACGGGCAGCTCGACCGCCGCCATCAAGGTGCAGCAAGGCGCCCTGAAGGCCCAGGCGCTCGCCATGAAGGCCGGCACCGTCGCGGCCAGGGGCCTGTCCGCCGCGCTCAAGGCCATCGCGCCCATGGCCGCGCTCACGCTCGCCATAGAGGTCATAACCCGCGCTTCGGAGGAGCTGGGCAAGGCGGCAGAGAGGTCGCGCAGCCTCGAGAAGGCCACATCGGGGCTCACTGGTGCGGTCGGTGCCGCACGAGAGGCGTACTCGAGCTACGACGGCACGGTATCCGCATCGACTGACTCGCTCGCGGCCTCTGCGAAGAGCACCGAGGAGTGCATCGAGGCGGTCGGCCAGCTCGCTGACAAGATGTCCGAGACGTGGGCGGATTACGGCACGAACGCCGCTATGGTGGACACCTATGCCGAGACCATCGCCGAGCTCGCATCCAAAGGAGAGCTCGGGGCCCTCGAGCAGGAGCGGCTCAAGGCTGCGGTCGATGGCTTCAACGAGGCGACCGGGTCCAGCATCTCCATCATCGACGCCCAGACCGGCAAGCTCTCCGAATCGACCGAGGCGATCCTGGCGAACGCGGAGGCCTACAAGGCCGAGGCGCGGGCCCAGGCTGCGCGGGAGATGTACCAGGAGAACGCCCGGCAGGTCATCGAGACCGAGATGGCCCTGAAGGCCGCCAAGGAGGAGGTGGCCACGGCGCAAGAGCGGCTGTCGACGGCCACCAACGACTTCGAGCTGGCCAACTACTCGGGCCAGCTGCGAAATGCCGAGGCGGAGGCCAACGACCTCGCCTCGGTGCTCAACAGCCTGTACTACTCGCAAAACGAGCTGCTCGAGATGACGGCGAGCAGTGCTGACGCCTTCGCGAGCTTCGATGACGCGCTCGCCTCGGCGAAGGTGAGCCTGTCGGATTTCGGCGACATCGGCGAAGGGCAGATGGCGGCGCTGAGGGAGGGCTTCGACGGGTCGCTGTCCTCGATAGTGGCCACGTGCGCCCAAAAGGGCATCGCGATACCCAGCTCGCTCGCATCGGCGATTGCCGCGAACCGTGGCGTGGCCGAGGGCGCCCAGCGCGCGATGCTGGACGCCATGGTGCTGCAGATGACCAACGGCGACGTCGATGCGGCGGCGAAGGCCCTCGGCCATGACATCGACCAAGGGCTCGTGGACGGCATCACCGGCGCATCCGATATGCCATCGGAGGCTGTCGGGCTCATGTCCGCGGAGACCATCGAGGCTGCCAGGGCAGCCCTTGACTCCCATAGCCCATCTCGCGAGTTCGAGGCCATCGGAGGAGACATACCGGCTGGCGAGGCCATCGGCATCGCCAGCAACGCCCACCTGGCCATCGACGCCTCCGGGCAGATGGCTGCCGATTCCGTCGAAGCGGCGCGCGTGGCCGTCGGCGAGGGAATGCAGGGGGCCGGTGCCGAGGGCGTGGCCTCCTTCTCCGGCGGCATACTGGGCGGCGTCGGCTCGGCGCTCGGCGCTGGCATGGCGGCTGCGCAGAACGCGGTCGCAGGCTCGCAGACGGGCACTGACGGCGCAACCTCCGCAGGCTCGGCCCTCTCCGATGCCTTCGGGCGCGGGGTGTCTGCCGGCGCGGCGCGCTTGCCTGGCGTCGGCTCGAGGCTGTCCAAGAGCGCGACGTCGGGCCTTGGCCAAGGGAGCAGCGAGGCGGGCAGCGCCGGCAAGGAGACCTCTGACGCCTACATCCGCCCCATCGAGTCCGCCAACGCCCAGCCTGCGGCCAACCGGCTGCGCAAGGGCGCCACCGACGAGCTGTCCCGCGGGGCATCCGAGGCGTCGTCATCGGGGCGCTTCCTCGGCCAGGGCTTCATCGGGGGCATGCAGTCCACGTTGGGCGGCGTCATCAGCGCGGCCCGCCAGCTTGCGCGCTCGGCCATCAACGCCATAAAGCAGGAGGGCGGCGAGGGGTCGCCCTGGAAGGAGACGAAGCCCTCGGGCCGCTTCGCGGTGCAGGGCTTCATCGAGGGCGAGCAGAGCGAGGCCGCGGCCCTCATCGACGCCAACCGCCGCATCGCCCGCAGCGCCGTGGATGCCCTCAGCCCCGAAGGGCTCGGCATCGCCTGGCACAGGCAGCTGGCATCGCTGGCGCCGGCTGCAAGGCCCGCTTCTGTGAGCGCGGCCGTGGAGGCCGCCCTGCCCATCGCCGCCATCACCTACCAGGTCGAGGCCCGCCTCGATGACGGAGGGGTGGGCGAGCGGATGCTGGGCGCGCTCGAGGAGCTCGGAGAGCGCCAGACCGTCATGGAGATAGACGGCGAGGCGGTCGGTCGCATCATCACGCCCAACATCGACGCCATGCAAGGCCAGCGGATGGCCATGCAGGATTGGGGGCTTGCGCTATGACGGCAGAGATATACGCCAACGGCCAGCGCCGCGCCTACGGCACGCGCAGCGGCGATGACGAGTGCCTGTCCGTGAAGGACATCGGCCTGCCTGAGAAGCAGACGGTGCGCGCCAGCGTGCCGTACTGCAACGGCAGCTACGACTTCTCGCTGCTCGATGGCGAGGCGTTCTATGATGACCGGCCTCTCACCTACACCTTCGGCATCGTCGGCAGCGAGGCGGAGGTGCTCGCTGAGGTCTCGGGGCTCGCCACGTGGCTCTACGGCATCCATGACATGGACATCCACGACAGCGAGATACCGTACTGGCACTTCCATGGGAGCTGCGACAAGGTGACGGCCACCTACGACGAGACGGGCATGAGCGCAGACGTGAAGGCGACCTTCAGCGCCTACCCCTACCTCATCGCCAACAGCGCATCGACCTTCGAGCTTTCCGAGGGCAGCAACATGGTGCGCAACCAGGGGCGCCGCATCCGCCTCATGGCCATGGACGCGGCACCCTCGAAGCTGACGGTTGCGGGTCGGTCCCAGAGCGTCGAGGGCACCGCGTGGCTGGACCTGTGGCTCGAGCCTGGAGGCAACGAGGTCGTGCTCGAAGGCGGCCCCTGCACGCTGTGCTGGGTAGAGGAGCGCCTGTGATGCTGGAAGCCTACATCGAAAACGACGGGGTGGTCGGGGCCCTGCGCGACCGCCATCACGCCATCGCCTCGGCTAAGGTGACGCGGCAGCAGAACGCCATAGACTCCTTCAAGTTCACCATCTACCCGAACCATCCGAGCTACCGCTCGCTTCTGCCCTTCACCACTCTGGTGAAGGTGGTCGATGCCTCGAGCGGCAAGGCCAGGTTCGATGGGCGCGTGCTGTCGGCAGCACCTTCCATGGACTCGAAGGGCCTGGTGTGCAGCGAGGTGACGTGCGCCGGTGTCATGGGCTACCTCAACGACTCGCGCCAAGGCTATGCCGAGGAGCGGCAGTGGTCGGGCGATGGCTCGCGCACGGGCATGCAGGCCTACGTCGATGCGGTGCTCGAGCGCCATAACTCCATGGTGGAGCCGCACAAGCGCATCTACCGAGGGGACGTGACCCTTGCCACGCATGAGACCTCCGATGGCGTGTTCAAGGGATTTCAGCGCGAGAGCAGCCTGGATGCGCTCGTGAAGAAGCTCGCCGACGTCTACGGCGGCGAGCAGCGGGTGCGCCGCGATGGCGCTGGGCTGCTCAGGTTCGACTACGCCGAGAGGCTGGGGCAGGTGCGCTCCACGCCCATCGCCCTTGGCCACAACATGCAAAGCGCCAGCCGCAGCCTCGCCTTCGACGAAGTGGTCACGCGCCTGTGGCCGCTGGGCAAGAAGCTCGACGGCAGCGACGACCGCCTGACCGTCTCCTCGGTCAACGGAGGGCTCGAATACATCGACGACGAGGAGCTGCAGGCGACCTACGGCATCATCGGCGGCACGGAGACGTGGGATGACGTCGAGGTGCCGTCGAACCTGCTCGCCAAGGGACGTGAGTTCCTGGCCGCAAAGCGCGCCGTCGCAGAATCGACCAAGATAACCGCCCTCGACCTGTCGCTCATTGGCATCGACCCTGACGAGATCCAGCTCTACGACTGGTACCCGTGCCGAAACGAGCTCATAGGACTCGATGCGACCCTCGAGGTGGTCAAGCAGGTCATCGACATCAGCGAGCCGCACAAGTCCACATACGAGTTCGGCACCCTCTCGCGCACTCAGACCTGGCGCGTGCGCGCGATGCGCGATGCGGTGAGGGCCGCGGCCGAGAGCGCAGCGGCAGCCGGCAGCGTGTCTGCCATCACGACGGAATGGATCGAGCAGAACATCAACTGAGAGGAGCCTCGATGGAGCACAAGCTCAGGGTGGAGCGGCGCGTGCTGTGGCACCCCAACAACGACGACCTCATAGCACTCGGGGTCAGGTCAGACACGCTCAAGGTGGACTTCGATGCCGAGTGGGAGGCCATGGACCACATCTACGTCCACTTCTACAACGGGACCCGCAGCCATCGGAGCATCCTGGACGGCGACACGGTGACGGTGCCATGGGAGGTCACGCTCGACCCAGGGGACATGTTCGTGACGTTCGTCGGCTACGTGGGCCTCGAGAAGCGCATCGTGACCGAGCAGATGGAACGGCCCTACTTCGTGAATCCCGCGGGACCTGTAGACCTCGAGTCGCCCCACACGAAGTCGCCCGATGACATCCAGTACTTCCTGGACATCGCCCGGCGTGCCCAGGAAGAGGAGCGCATCCGGGCCATTGCCGAGCAACAGCGGCAGACCAACGAGGCGGTGCGCATCGCCAACGAGGAGCGCCGGCTGCTTGCCGAGCAGCTCGATGCGGCGCACATCGCCCGCATCGCTTTGGCCATCCAGACCCTCGGGCAGCTGCATGCAGACGTGCCCTACCTCTACCTCGTCGATGCCCTGCACATCGGCGACGGGCTTGTGGGCGAGAGCGGCGAGGGCGAGCTGATGCTCTCAGATGGCGTCTACGACGCTGACGCGGCGAGCATCCGGGTAGGGGGTGGGTTCGTTGGCGTTCCTTGATGAATCGGGGCTGCTGGCGTTCTGGCGTCGTGCCAGGGACGCGCTAGGCTCGCAACTCGCCATGATGGGCCGCAAGGTCTCCCTGCAGAACGGAGAGGGCAGCGAGATCTCGGCCATCGTGCTGCCGCTCGCATCAGATGGCGCCGACGGGCTCATGTCGGCGCAGGACAAGGCAAGGCTTGATGGTATCGGCACCTACGACGAGGCCACCAGGACATTGAGGTTAGGAGGCGCCCATGGCGACTGAAGGCACGGAGCTCACGGCCTATCCCGTGAGCTACATCTATGACAAGGACGGCAAGCGGCTCGAGATAGCCGACGCGTACGCGCGCGATGCGCTGGCGTCGGCAGGGAAGGAGTCCTACCCGGTGGGCGCCGAGTACGTCTCGACGGTCGAGTGCAACCCGGCGCTTATGTTCGGCGGCACGTGGTCCTATGAGGAGGACGACCACCGATTCAGCGGTCGCCACGTCTACCACCGAATCGCTTAGGAAGGGAGAGCTATGAGGATACTGGACGAGAGCGGCCAGGAGCTGCACGAGCCCGACATGGCGAGGGGGCGCCTGGTGCCGGAGCGCATAGTTGTGGCGCGCCACGAGGCGGTGGAGGCCGTGCCGAAGGTCACCGAGGACGTCTTGGTGTGGTCGGACCCCGACGACCCGGGAAATGCGCTCTACGCGAAACGCACCGTGGCCCCGGCCATCCCGGCCAAGCCCGCATGGGACGAGACGGAGGACATCCTGCGCTACGTACTCTACACCGATGCCGAGCTGGCAGAGATTGCCGAGCGCGAAGCTGCGGAGGAAGCTGCGCGCAAGGAGATGGAGGCGGCTGCAGCAGCCGAGGCGGAGAAGCGCGCCGTCATCGAGGCGCTGCCCGGCAAGGTGGGCGACCTGGAGGATGCTGCGGCAGAGCTCGGCGTCATGGCCGATGCGGCTGCGGCAAGCACGACGGAAACCGAGGAGGCCATCGCCGAGCTGGGCGTGATGGTCGCAGGCTTGATGGAGTCCATGGAAGCTAAGGAGGCTTAGGGATGGCGAAGATCTACTACAACCGAATCAAGGCAGGGGCTTGGACTATAGAGCGGGTGCCGCTGACCTGGCGTGACGAGGTGCAGGCGATGCTTGATGCCGAAAAGGATGGTGAGAAGGATGCCCGATAAGGTCTGGTCTGATTACACCATCGAGGAGCTGCAGCAAGCTGCGCTCGATGGAACGCTCACCAGCATCCCCTATGAGCCCCAAGAGCCATGGTGTGACGGTTTGGAGAACTACACGCCGCTCACCGAGGAGCGAATGAATCGCATGGAGCTCGGTATCCAGCGTGCGAACGATGCTTGGGATTCCAAATCCCAAGTTGTGCTGCCACCCGTCGGCTTCTCCGTTGGCGCAGGCTCATGGGCGCGCGTGGAGGTGCCCACAGAGCTTCCTGCCGACGCGCTCTGGGTGGTCGAGTCCATGGAGACCGGCAGGCCCGCTGCCTTCGCGCTGGCCACGTACGCCCGCGAGGGCAGCAAGCTCGTCGTCTACATCCTCAATGTGCGCGACTATGCAGCCAATGGCAGCCTGCAGGTAACCTTGCTGCGCCTCCGCTAGAAAGTCCAGACGATCTGGCCGTACCAAGCGGAGCCTGACGGGCTCGACGGGGCGTGGGCGCGGATGTTGCCTCCCGTGCCCACCCAAGCCCAGCCGGCCCTTCCGGCGTTGGTGTCCACCAGAGGCGCTGTAATCGTCTTTTCTGGGGCATACTCGGCAGGTATCGCTATGCCAAGGCTCGCGGTCGTTCCTGACGAGAGGAGGACGCCATCTATCGTTGCGACCGCGATGCGAGCGCCCGGGTTGACCTCGGCGGTCACCTTGTTCCCGACGTAGGTCAGGACTTCCTGGGATTTGGAATGTCATGCCGGTTCGTAGAAGCAAACGAGTCGTCCTTTGATGGTGCAGGCCCCGCCGGTCGTTATGCGCGTGTTCCACTTGCCGCTAGGTTGGCGCATAGGGGCGCTCACCCTGGGCGAGCCGTCCGAGCGAACGTCCAGCAGCAAGCAGCAAGATATGCAGAGGCAGCCCTCGATGTCGGGGATTAGGATGTATTCGCTTGCGTTGGCCGGAAGGCTGTAGTTCAGCTCGATTTCGCGGCGTTGGGATTTGGAATGCTAAGCAGCCATCGGCAATGCTTCTGCTGGCGGCTGCGCAATCGGCATCACAATGCCCTTGTACATGTCATCGCAGGTTTTGCCGAGTATGGAGCGCGCCACCTTGCGCTGCACGCGCCGCATGACAGCCTGGGTCAAGCTGTAGTAGTAGCGGTAGGTGGTCTGGATGGACGAGTGCCCCATCATTGCTGACACCGCCTCGATGGGGTTGGTCTTGGCAGCGATGGTGCCCCAGGTGTGGCGCAGGTTCTTCATGCCGACCCAGGGCAGCTTGTGCTGCTCGGCCCATGCCTTGAGCTTGCGGGCGACCTGTGACGGCTTGGCATCGCCTATGATGCGGCCTCGTGGCCGGCCCAGGCCCACCCATAAGGCGTGCAGGCGGTCGAGCGCCCAGGGCGGCAGGTAGCAGCCCCGCTCGCTCTTGGGCGTCTTGGTGCCATCCTCGTATACAAGCTCGGGTATCTCGCCCAAGGACCTCTCGATGGGCACGTGGCCGGTACGCCAGTCGATGCGCTCCCAGCGCAGGCAGTAGTTCTCGCTCGGGCGCAGGCCAAGCGAGCACTGGATGATGGCCGTCGCCTCGTAGGCGCAGCCCACCATGCCGCGTATCAGGCGCTTGAGGCGGCGCTCGGTCAGCGTCTCGGGCTTGTAGACGGGCTTGCGCGGCAGCTCGATGCCGCGCGTGGGGTCTGCCAGGTACAGCCCCCAGTGGTCGATGGCCCACCGTATGACCTGCCGCAGGCACTTGTACGCCTTCTCGGCACCTCCCGGGCCGGCGCCGGTTCCGGCCAGCTCGTCCACCCAGTCCTGCACCGCATCGCGCGTGAGCTCGTCCAGGGTGAGGCCGCCGAAGCGGGGCAGCGCATGGAGGTTGAGCGAGCTCTCGTAGCCGTAGAGGGTGTTTGGCCTGCGGCCGCGCTTGCGCTTGGCGGGCAGGTAGTGGTCGGTCGTCATCTCGGCGATGGTCAGCGCCGTGGCCTGCTCTGCGGTGATCTCCATGGTTCGTCCTTTCCGGCCCCTATGCGGGCCTTTTCGGTAGTGGGAAAACCCTAGCAGCCAAAGAGGGGAGGTGATGCGAATGGATGAGGCAGCGG